TTCATATTCTTATTCCTTAAAATTTGATCGAAACGTGCGGCACTAGGCCTTTATTGATTGCATTCAGAATGGCTTTGCCCTGATCAACACTCACGCCAAGATCAGTCAGACCTTTAAGCGCTTCACTACAGATTTGCTTTTTGTGAGCCACATCAGCTTCACGCGCTTCAGCTGCTTTACGTTCAGCCTCAGCTTTAGCAACCTGTTCAGCTTCAATACGCTTACGTTCATTTTCAGCGGCTTGCACAGCACGTAATTCAGCAGCTTCTTTTTCAGCTTTCAATCGAGCTTCACGCTGTTCTGCCTCAGCCTTTTCACGTTGCACACGCTCAGCTTCAAAACGTGCTTTTTCTTCGGCTTCACGAGTAGCTCTTTCAGCAGCTTCGCGGGCGATACGATCTTCATGTTCACGTTGTAAACGAGCCTGTTCAGCAAGGCGAAGGCGTTCTAATTCAGCTTGTTCGGCTTCGTATTTTTCACGAATGGTCAGGGCAGTGCGTAAAGATTCAAGTGTTTCAAGTTTGGCAAGTTTTGCTTCTTGTTCGTATTCCTCAAAAGAAGAATCAATTACACGATTTTCTAGTGTTTCAATGGCTTCTTTAATATTTTGCGCAGTCCACTCAGCATCCAAGGATTCCGCAAGACTTGGCACCATGCGAATCACAGCAATTGCATTTTCATGCTTCGCCACGCGATCCTTTTCCGTCTGTTCCCAAGCATCACGCGGTGCAAGAATTTCATTACGCAGTTCATCAAACTTCTTAACAGTCGCAATGCGGTCGTCATCAATAAGCTTGATTTGAGCCTTTTGATCAGCAACCAATTCCTTTCCGCACTTCTCAATAAGGGTTTTAGATTTGCTCACCTTCATTGCCAGTGAACCAATCTGATCGCGGCCTTTTTTAGTGGTTACATCTGGAACGTGTGAGCGCGCTTCTTGAGCAATACGCTCGAATAATTCAGCGGTGCCACCTGGCTTACGGAATGCAGCAACAACAATGTTTTGGTCTGCAATTTCTAATTCGAATTTTTCCATCTCAAACCACCTCTTCAAATAGTTGTTCCGCGTACTCATTCACAAGACGCTGTAATTCTTTAATCTGCTCGTCATTGAGCGTAAATTCCCGACCTTCCTCAGCTTCAAAATTCCAAACATCCAGCAAAGTCACAGGCGTATCTTTCACTACCAGCCAAGAATCAATATCCACTGGCTCTGCATATCGCATATCCCCATTCGAGCTGCGCATTTCAGTCATCGTGTGAGGCAATACAGCCATTGAACAATCAGCCGTTGCCCACAGGTTTTCACCGATCTGACGATACAAACCAAAGGTCAACACGTTATCTTCAATCGAAAGATCAGAATCAACCTTGAAGCTTGGCAGGTCTGAGAAGTACAAATCACGGGTAAAATCTTCATTCACCTTGCAGTCAGTTACCTTAGTGCTATGACCATCACGGCACATGAATAAAGACTGGTTTCCGATGTGATGGATCGGACGCATTGCCGCACCACATCCACAGAATTGAGCGTAAGTGTTCATGCTGGCACCTCATTAGATTTATGCGCGTCATACAGCTTGATTGCGTGAACAATTGCGTAGCAGCACCAGATATAGCGATAGGTATGATCATTAAAATCCCACTCCCACCAGCAATCCATATCTAAACCACCAGCATAATCAGAATCCCAATCTCTCAATTTTTGGATAAACTCATGCTGATCATCTTCAGCACAATTAATTAGGTCTTGAATAGCTTCTTTAGCTTCTTCAGCATCAGACTGATCTTTGTCGTAGTCGCCAGAATCTATACCCGCAAGATGATCTTGAAGATGCTCGGTTAAAATCTGTTTGGCTTCATCAGCGGAGAACTCTTTAACACCACCACGTGAATCCACAGCCTCTAATTTTTCTTCCCAATAACCCGGGTTAATGTCATAGCCATCTTTGTCACGGAAAAAGTCAAACATGTCTGCAAGGCGGGTAAACACAAAGCTACCCATATCACCGGTAAACATTAAATGGCCCGGACGAGTGGTGATGTGATAATGCATTTCACAGCAACCTGGTCTTTGAATTGTCAGGTCCCGAAATAAACCTTGATCTAGATTCACCGTCAGCTCATGGCGGGCAACATCTTTCAGGAATTGCTCTAAAGTTGGATGTCTCACTTCACACCCCCAACAATCGCAGCATTAATCTTTTCAATTTCATAACGATCAACATAGGCATTCACAGTCTTGTCAAAATGCACCACGTTCAGAATGTCCAGAAACTCGACTGAGGCATCGTCCAAGGCATACTCGACATAGATGCTGTAATCGTCGGCTTTGACAGTAGCGACACAGATCTGATCGCAATTTACGCTTTCAACTTTGTATTGCTTTGCAGCGATGTTGATTTGAGGCTCTGATAACTCATCAGCAGTCTTAGCTGGCTGAACCGCATAAGCCGTTACCAGCGCCGCGCTTACGGATGCTGCAATTAATGCAGACTTGAGAATATTGGATTTAGTTGTCATGGCTGCCTCCGAACTTAAACTTAGGCAGCGGGATTGGTTGATTTGCATGAAAGGCATCAATCATTTCTTGAGTGACAGCAATCTCTTCATCATGATCAATTTCCCAGAAAGTGACACCCAGATGTTTTTCAGCCCAAGCTTTTAAGAAGTTATTTAATTCAGCTTTTGCTTCATCACCAACGCTATCCGATCCTGTATTACCGTCAGTGAAATCACTCGGAAAATTGTCATAAATGCGCAGGTCGTAATTTTCCAAAACTTCATCAGCATCCATGATGAACTGGGTGGGCGATGTCTGGCGCTTGATACCAGTAAGGAAGGTATTGCCAATCTCTAATACGTCGTCATCTTCCATGTCTTGCAGGGCTTCGGCAGGATTTTCATAGTCAGACCAATTGTCTTCGCCGCGATAGCTGAAAACTCGATCAGCATTCAACTTGCCTTCATCAACTTTTGTATTCATAATAATTTCACTCACTGTAGGATGGGTCACGCTCCAGGTTGTTCGCGCAACGCTGGGGCTTTTTGCTGTCTGTGAGATTTAGTTTACCAAAGGAAACTTTATAGTCAAGAGAAAAGTTTATTAAAAGAAACTTTTTATTCTTTATGGAAACTTTTATGTTTTAATAGACAAAAGAAAACCCACCGCTGGGGTGGGTTTGGTACAGGAATGCTTGATTAAATTGATTGAATCGCTTATATTTAACTTAATGGATTGGGCATTCCCGGTCGGCAAAGAGCTTTGGTGCAATCATCAAGGCTCTTTGTTTTTTTAGGATGGGAATATTTTTAAACCATAGCCCAAATAATTATAGCCTGTCAGCTTTCTACCACCCTTACAATAAAATTTATTTTTTAAGATCTCGAACGCTCTATTGTTTTGCATAGGGTTAATAACATGCCGACCAATAGGTCGGGCCACCAGGTCAGCAAACTGTAGACCAGATGAGTTTGTTTTCTTAGAGGCAAAAATAATTTCAAAAGGGAAAATCTTGTTTAGATAATTCCCACTAGGATCACATATACGCCTAAACCCCAACTCCAGCTGAGCATCTTCATTTTTTCCTCGAGACTCAACAATAATATGTGTCTGCTTGTTATGTTGGTTTTTTTCTTTAAGAAGATAGAACAACCTTTCTAAGCAAAATTTCATGGCAACCTCATATGGATTGGCACCCCTATCAGTCAATTTGTCTTTTCGTATTACAGATGAAATTAACATGAAGTGGTTGTTAAGCATTAGGTTGTTTAAGTCATCCATTAATAACCCCATCTTGGTTTTATCAAAGCCAGAGAAGTGAGAGGTTCTTTTTCTTATATCCCTTTCATGTAAAATTATAATGTCATGACCAAAATGCTTAAATTTTAAATCCTCAACAGCCTTAACTACAGTGCTTGTGTAGTATTTCTTGTGAAAAACACAGAATGAGAGGACAAATACAGGAAAGTCTGGATCGTTGTTAAGCATATCAACACTTCCACTCTCATCCACATAAACAATATAATCGCTAAACTCCACACCCCACTCCCCACTCCAATACCCAAGCCGCATATAGCGGCTTTTATTATTTTCTAAATTCTCTGTGATGCTGAACAACTACACCAATAATTGAAATAGGGTGCTTTTGCGAGTTGTGAATAGGGAAATCTGGATTTAGCGGAACCAATTCAAACACTTCACGGCCATGCTCATCAAAACCTACAACCCTGTATTTCTTGAAAGTAACCTCATACTCACCATTCTGAGCTACCACATAATCGCCAGGTTGAGGGGTAATTGAAGCATCAATAACAATATCATCACCAGGCTGAAACTCAGGGTACATGCTCATACCTTCGACAGTCACACTAAAAATAGTGCTTGGGTCTTTATTCTCATATGTGGTGAGGGTGTATCCCTTTGGCTCACCGCCATCATAGGCGACTTCTCGCCACATACCAGCTTGCACAAAATCTAACACCGGAATCCGTGTAAGTTTCTTTCCATTAAAACGAACATTATTAAATCCTTTATCGTCCTCTTCTTTTACAGGGCCACCTAAATTTTTAAGGCCCTCACCATCTAAAATCCATTCAGGTGATGTCTTTAAGGCTTTTGCAAGAGATGTGATGCTTTTGCCACTAGGGACATTCACACCCGAGATCCATTTGGAGACCGTGCCTTTACTAAGGCCTGTGGCCTCAATCAGATCAACTTGCTGAAGGTTAAGTTCCTTCATTCTCATCAAGATACGCTCAGAAACGCTGCTCATTGCAAAAATACCCATAACAATTGTTTCCAATGGTAAACACTATTATTGACCTAAAAAGAAACTTATGGTTTACTTAGGGAAACTAAAAGTTTATCAAGGTAAACATTATGACTGTCGATGACGTAAAGGAGCATTACAGAGCTGAAACTGATGCAGACCTAGCGCGAATCTTAAAAAAGACACGCGGAGCTATTAGCAAGTGGCGCTCATATGGAATTCCAGCTTCAACCCAGGCAATTCTCCAAATTCAAAGTAAAGGCAAGTTAAAGGCAAATTTGGAAGCCTTAATTGCTTAAACCAATTATCAACAACTTAGCGTTTTTAATAAACGTGAAAGTAAACAAGGTGTTCACATGGATATATCCAAGGAAAGCAAAACCGCACTACACAAGATGATTCACCAATCCAACGGGATTACGCCTAAAGAGATTGCTGATGTTGTTGGTGTGTCCCACAACACGATTTTGAACTATGCCAATCCAAATATGGAAAACCATTTGCCGAGCCTAAAGGCATTTGAAGCAATGCTGACTTATACGCAAAACCCAGCTTCGTTAAAGGTATGGGCGCACAAATTAGGTTTTGCATTAGTGCCAGTAGAGCAAGCGGAAGGGAAGGATCATCAATTAGGAGTTCTTGAATCGCTGCTTGGCATGAATGTTGGCAATGGCGCAGCGAATAAACAGGTTTTATCTGCTCTGGAAGATGGTGTGGTGACACCTGCTGAAATGGATGAGACAGATCGCATCCTGGAAGAGATCGAACACAAAATTCAGTCTTTGCGTAAAGCCATGAAGGGCGAGTGTGCAAAGTATTTATCAGCTCTACAACGAGAAAAAGCCTGATTTCGTGGATCAGGCTTTTAATATTCAAAAGGTTGGAACCCATTATGAATAATCAAATTTTAACTGAAATAGAAGTAAACAGAAAGATTTATTTGTTTCAAAAAGCAGTCGAGCGATATGCAACTGAAAAAACGATTGCCAATTCTCAAGCTTTAGCACAAGCGAAAACTGAATTATGCAAATTTGCAATGAAGGTGATGTCATGAGTGTTGATGCAACTCGTTGGGCTTGGTCTGCTCCAGTCAAAAGCTCAACACAACGCCTTGTCTTGCTCTCTCTGGCTGATCGTGCTGGTGAATACCACACCTGCTTTCCGTCAGTGGCGCGCATCACAAAAGACACTCATCTGAACCGAAAAACGATCATGAAGGTAATTTCTGAGCTATGTGAACTTGGTTTGGTTGAAGACACGGGTCACCGAAAAGGGATTACCAAGCAAGTTGTTGTGTACCGCCTGTTAGGGATTAAGACTCGTGAAGATGAAGAATTAAACAGTACCAATTTTGGAACAGTTCCAAAAACGGAACAGTCCCAAAATTACCAAGAAACAGTACCGTTTTTACCACCTAACAGTCCCAAAAACGGTACACAGAACCTAAAAGGAACTAAAAAAGAATCTAAAACTATTATTAAGTTTAATTTTGCTCAGGAGCTAAAAAACCTTGGCGCAGAAACTCAACTTATTAGTGACTGGATGCTTGTACGAAAAACCAAAAAAGCTTCTAACACCGAAACTGCTTTCAACGGATTTAAACGCGAGTTAGATAAATCCAATCTTGATGTGAATACAGCTTTAAAAATTTGCATCGAAAGAAACTGGCAGGGCTTCAACTCATCTTGGTTGAGTAACATTAATCTTTCTGAGTTTCAGAACTCTCAACCAGTGCCAACCCCTGACCAACCAGCAGCACCAGTTTTCAAAGGTGTGGCTAAGAAATTTAAGGGGATGAGCAATGACTGAGTTATTTTCGATTCCTACCGAACAAGCTGTCTTATGTTCGTTCATGGACTTCGCTGGATCTGGTGACTACATCGAGCAACTGGAAGAAAGTGATTTCTATGCCAGCCGCCACCAAGTCATTTTCAATTACATCAAACGCCAGCACCTAAAGGGCGAAGGGCATGATGCAGTTGTTGTTTGGGAGCAGATTCGCTCAAATCCAACAGAAAGCACCCAGGTCGATGAAACGTACATCATGGAGCTATCGAGTGCTATATCGCTTCCTAGGCTCATTCCTACGCACATCAAAACCCTAAAAGATTTATCCACTCGCAGAAAGATTGCAGACCTGAGCAAGCATATCAGCACTATTGCCAACGATACGCTGACTTACACCGGTGAAACCGCAATTGAAAAGGTGCAGTCACTGGTTTCTGGTCTTGATAACACAACGACCCAGCAAGCAACTTTGAGCGTCGAAGCGATTGCTGTAGATGTGCTGACTGACATCATTGACCGCCACCAAAAGATTCATGCCGGTATTGAAGTCAAAGCGGGGGTAAAGACGGGTTTTATTGAACTGGATAACAAGCTGGACCGCATTGACCGTACCGATCTGGTGATTATCGGTGCACGTCCTTCGATGGGTAAAACCACATTGGCCCAGAACATCATGCTCGACCTTGCTGTAAATCAGGGTGAAGTGGTGTTGTTCATGTCTGGGGAGATGTCGAAAGAGCAGATCATGGAGCGAATGATTTCGGGCCTTGGTCAGATTCCATTAAAGCAAGTCCGTTCTGCTGTATTTGATGAGGAAGGCGCAGGTTGTATTTATCGCGCTGTCGACACTTTGAAAAAATGCCCGATCTTCATCAATGACAAGGCCTCTCCAAGTCTGGCCGATATTCGCCGTGAAGCTCGTAAGGTTCAGCAAAAGACTGGTGGTCGATTGAATGCCATCGTGGTTGATTATCTTCAGATCATGACCCCACCTGAGAAAACAGGAAACAAGGTGCAGGAGATTGGTGACATTTCATGGGGCCTTAAAAAGATTGCCAAGGACTTTGGTTGCCCAGTGATTGCCTTGTCACAGCTCAACCGATCTTTGGAGCAGCGACCAAACAAGCGTCCAGTGATGTCAGATATTCGTGAGTCAGGCGCTATTGAGCAAGATGCAGACATCATCATGTTTATCTACCGTGACGAGGTTTACAACAAGGATTCAAAAGAAGCAGGCACAGCGGAAATCATCATTGGTAAGGCACGTAACGGATCAACTGGAACGGTTCGCCTGGCGACTGATTTAGGTCGGGCCACTTTCTGTGATTTGAGTCCTGAATATTACACGCAGTTGCAAATTGTTGGGCAAAGCGCAGGGGGTGGGGTGTGAATGATTACCTAGAAATGAATCTTAAGCAGCTTCAAAAAGAACATGCCGAGCTGCTTGCCTTTAATGAAAAGCTAGACCGTGAGCGTAATGGATATCGCAAAGATGCTCGTAAGTACGCCAAGAAAGTGCAAATGATTGCAAGCCTATTCGTTGTGCCGAGTGATGACCATGAATTAACGCTTAAGGCCATTAAGACGATTGTGGAACGGGTGGGTGAAGCATGAAAGACCAAAACGATAATAAGACCGTGGATTGTTTCAGCACTCGCCACGCGGTCAAACAAGGTGAGCGACTTGTGATTGTTTTAAGGGGGGTTATCGAAAAGAGAGGCAGAACAAGTGTGCTTGAGGTCAAGCAGTGGATTGGAGTCTCAGAGCGAGCAACCTTGACTTTTATTAGGCAGCTCATGGCTGAAGGATATTTAGAATCAAACAGCTCAAAACCATTAAGCCTAAAAGCAACCGACAAAGCTAAACAACTATTTGGAGTGCAGGGATGAAAAAGCGCAATAAGAAATATAACCCGAACAAGTTGGTCAATCTGGTGCAGCGTGAATCGCAAAAGCCTTATGAGCTTTGGATGAGTTTTGAAGCCGTGGAAGTGGAAGAAGCTTGTCAAAAATACAATGCGATAGGTTTAACCAAGTCAGAAATCATCAACAAGATTTACGCGCTGCATGATGGCGATCTGATCGTGCCGCTGATTAACGACCTGACCAAAGATGCTTATGAGTTTTTTGTGGGGATTGACTCGTATTACTACCACGAGGATGACCCGAGCAACATTATCGATGATGCGCGTCAGTTTGAATTGCCAGTGATGAAATGGGATGAATTCCGTGTTGGTGGTAATCCAGATTTAAAAATTGTGGATGGCGACATCAAGCGCAGATGGAAAGGCATTAGTGAAGAAATGGATGACATTCACGCTGAATATCGGAAGAAGGGCTACAAGCTTTTCAAGAGCCTGACTTACATCAAAACAGAAGTGATTTTCAAGGATATTGAGGCCTACAACATTTTCAAAGCTGAACGGGTGGTGCGGGGAATGTGCCGCAAGTATGAATTGCAGGGAGCAGCAGCATGAACTTAATCAAAAAATTAGGATTGGAAAAGTGTAAGCAGATTGTGGATAGGGCACCGGAGCATTCGTATGCGGTAGTTCCTTGCTTAGATGGTGAGATGTATTTCGCTCAAAGAGAGGATGGTAAGTGGTTTCGGTATAGCGATGGATACCAGAAGTGGCTTGAGTATTGGGGCAAGTGCGACCCAATGGATGTGGCAATCAAACTGGCCGATATTAAATCTGAAATTGATCATCACTATTACGGTCGCAGCGAAGCGGAAGAATTGGCTGCCTATGTGGAGCTGGGCCAAGAAAAAATCGAAGGTGGTGCCATGTTTGTGGGTGACAACTCCAAGGTCGTGCAGATGATCCGAGATATTACTGACCATTGCAGCGATATCAAAAACCACATTAGCCCGAATACGAAGGTGATTGAGAGATGAACATAAATAACCCATTTAATGTTGGTGATCATGTGATGCATAACGTGGAGATTTGGAAGCAACCAACAAGCATGCTCACTGTGACGCATGTTAAAAAATTTGCGGTTGCTGCAATAGATGATAGTGGAAATAAGTTTGTTGGAAACTTTGGGTGCTTTGATTTGATTAAAAGAGGGGCTAATGCGTAGAGCCGCAAAGGTTGATGCAAATCAGACTGAAATTGTTAAAGCGTTACGTCAGGTTGGGGCAAGTGTTCAGTCACTTGCTTCAACTGGCAAAGGTTGTCCAGATCTACTGGTAGGCATTCGGGGATTAAATTTCTTGATTGAAGTGAAGGATGGGGCAAAACCTAAATCAGATAGAAAACTTACACCAGACCAGGTGGTATGGCATCAGACATGGCGAGGCCGTGTTTATGTGGTTGAGAGTGTGGAACAGGCATTAGAAGTAATTAGGGTTTGAGGGTGGATGGGATGGCTTTAGTAAAAACTTGGGATAAAGAAATTAAAGGCAAGTTGTGGGCTGTTGGGGATATTCACGGCTGCTACAACCTGCTTATGACTCGACTTAAAGAAATTGGCTTCGACTTTGAAAATGATTTGTTGGTTGCGGTTGGTGATCTGGTGGATCGAGGTACTCAGAATGAAGAATGTGTAAGCCTGATTGATGAGCCATGGTTTACATCCGTAAAGGGTAATCATGAAGATTTGGTCATCATGGGTGATGTTAATCGCTCTTACTTCAATTGCCATATTCAAAATGGTGGTGAGTGGTTTTATGACCTGGATTATCAGGTGCAGCGCGAAATCATTAAAAAATTAAAAACACTGCCGATTGCATTAGAGATTAGCCACAAGGGTAAAAAGTTCGGTTTTGTCCATGGTCATATTGAGCAGAATGACTGGGATGAGTTTAAGGATGAGCTTAATAATTTTGATAAAGCTCAACACATTATTGATCACAAGCGCTTCCCAACAGAATTAGCCATGTGGGGCCGCGAGCGCCTGAATGATGATAATTCGCAATATACCCATGTAACAGGAGTTGATGCGGTAATCATGGGGCATACGGTAACCCAGAAGCCATGCAAGCGCGATAACTGTTACTGGATTGATACCGGTGCAGTGCATTGGGGAACAATGACAATTTTAGATTTAAGCAAGATTTAAGAGGGAATAGGGATGAATGCGATGGTTAAGGTAGAAGTGATGGATTGGGATCGTTTTAGTATTGAAGATTGGCTTAAGCAGTATGGGGCATACATCCAGATTTCACGTATGAAGTCTGGCCATCAGCCGGATTCTCTTGGCGTAAATCAAATATACTGGCTGATTCTTGAAAATAACAAAGGGGTGGCACCACGTAAGGACCAGATCATTTGCAAGATTAATGATTTTGAAGCTGAGCAGGTGCGGAAATTGATTGTGGATTTTAAGAAATCAACGACTGTTTGTGCTTCAGCAAAGGTGGCTGTGCAGTTGTTTATAGAGAAGAATGTGAGAGGGATGTCATTAAGCCAGATGGAGAAAGAATTTACCTTAAGTCGAAGCTCAATTAACAATATGGTTTTTGCAGGAAGTTACTATCTGGTAGGTCATGACAAAAGACTTCGCTTAAAATGATTAAATAACTTGCGTTTAAATGTGAATATGCTATTTTGTGTTATAAGTCACCGAAGTGTAAGTAATTCACTTTGATTGACAAAGAAGCTCGCCAAATGGTGGGCTTTTTGCATTATGGCGGTTTCATTAATTTCTAGTGGTTTTTAAATTAATGCCGCCACCCAGATTCAGGAGATCCACATGCTCCAATTCCTAAAGCGCCTATTCTGCTTTCATCGCTACGATTACGAGTCTGATATTTTTATCCAGATCGAATGTCGTAAGTGTGGCAAATGGCTGGATGAATAAACCCTTGTCACTTCGGTGACTTTAGCCGAACGGATTACGGCAAACAGAACCCCACTCAATATGCATTATTGGTGGGGTTTTTCTTTTCTTATTTGAACTATCCGGAAATACCGGAAGGTTGGTTGTATGGACATCATAGAAGCAAAACGGAATTTAGAAGTTCTGGAAAAGAATCGTAGTCGCTTAATGAATTACAACCATCTGTATTCAAGCTATGCATTTAAAGAAATGTGTGGTGCTGAACTTCGCAAAGTAAATAAGCAGATTCACAGCATAGAAGAACAATTAAATGCGCAACCACAAAAGACTCGCAGCAATCAGAAAACTGCCATGCATTCGGTGCGGTAATCCCAATAGTCAGGCTGCTCATTCAAATAGTGCTAAGCATGGTAAGGGTAGGTCGATTAAAAGTTCAGATCAGTTCACGGTTCCGCTATGTCATTCCTGCCATTTCCAGTTCGATACTTTCCAATTGGGTAACCGGGTAGAAAGTGAAGAGATGTTTGATCAGTGGTTGGTGAAAGTGAATCGGATGTTGGTGATGGAAGATAGAGAGGTGTTTTGATGTACGAGCAGATACAGGCAAATAAACCTCAAGGTGCTACCCACTGGCAAGCTGGAGTTTATTACCGGATTAAAAATGGCAAGAAAGAGATTTGGGATAAAAACCAATGGTGCCCTGTAATTATCATCGGTATGGACAAAAGAACATTAATAAGTGAATCGCTTTCAATGCTGTGTATGACAGCTCTAAGTGATTGAAAGTATTATCGTACGAAGCTTTAGGAGCAGGAAATGCAAAAAGCCGTGTTTCCTATCCAGTCTCATGCCGACATCACCAAAGCCATTAACTACATGCACACGAATTACACCCGGGCGATTAATGAGGGTAAGCCGTTAAGAGTGGTGATTGATCAGAAACAGGATGATAGATCCACCGCACAGAATAGATTGTATTGGATGTGGTTGGGTCAAATCGAAAAGAAGAATGGCACTCATAAGGATCAGCTGCATTACGAATTTAAGAAACGCTTTCTGATTTATATCTATCGTCGTGATGATCAAGATTTTGCTGAGATGTGTGATTCCATTGCCAAGGTGAAACAGTCTGAACCGGATGAGTATGAAACTATCGGTAAGCAGGTGATCAGACTTTGCAGTACAACCAAATTAAGCGTTAAGCAGATGACCGAGTATTTAAATTATGTGCATGACTTTGCTGTGACTCAGTTGCATGTGCATTTGACTGTGCCGGATGATTTGAAGTGGTGTTATCAAGATGAAGCGTCCTTATCCCCCTATTCAAGATAATCAAAACACAGATGTCGAGGATGATGAGTTTATTGAAAGCGGTGGTCTGCTTCACTTCGAGCCTGCAAATAATGATTTATGGCCGTGGATTAGAGAAACTTTTCTTGAAGAGTGGGGGAAACTTCACAATCCAGACCATGAGCACCTATTAAGCTTTCAACCTCCTGAGATTTCATTCTTATGGGCTTATACCAGGTGTGAGGCTAAAGATCGTCGTGTATTGGGTCAGACTGAACGAGTGATGATTAATGTGGGTGGTTGGCGTAAAGACCGGCAAGAACTTCAGTTGATTGACTGGTTTGGTGATGTGCCTAAATACATCATCACGCTAGATGCGCGTGTATGTCAGATCATGAGCGATACGGATTTTTGCGCATTGGTAGAACATGAGCTTTATCACATTGGGCATAAATGGAATGCCAAGGCAGAGATGTTTGAATACAACTCAATGGGTGAGCCTCGATTATTCTTACGTGGTCACGACGTCGAAGAATTCCATGGTGTGGTCCAGCGTTACGGTGCATCACCAGATGTCCAAAAAATGGTAGAGCTTGCAAACGATGGTCCAACTATATCTCGGGCTAATATTGCTCATGCATGCGGTACTTGTTTATTGAAGTTGGCTTAAATCCCGATACATCCTGATACAGGGGAGATGTTATGGCGACACTAAAAGAGCCTGTAAAAATATTTATAGTTCAGTCTCTTGCATGCCGTGACACCCCACAAGAAGTAGCGGACGCGGTAAAACAAGAATTTGGCATCCAGATTGAGCGTCAGCAGGTTGCTGCTTACGACCCAACCAAAGTACGTGGTAAAGATTTAAGTAAAAAATTCGTTGATCTCTTTCATGAAACTCGAAAGAAATTTGATGAGGGTTTAATTGATATACCAATTGCCAATAAGCACTTTCGATTGAAGCAATATGACAAATTGTTGGCTAAAAATAGCAAAAACGTAGTGATGTCTTTAAATATTTTAAAACAAGCAGCTCAGGATCTAGGTGGTCAGTTTACCAATCGTCAAGAATTAACCGGCAAAGATGGTGAGCCCTTAATGGGTATCTCTGATGATGAGTTGAATAAGCGCATTAAAGAGGCTGAAGCTAAAGTGAGACAATAATGACTAGAGAGGAAAAATTAGCTTATTTAGCATTATTGGAAGAGCGGCACCGTCGAAACAGTACATATCAATACAGAAGCTTTGGAGATAAGCTTTACCCGTTCCAGCACGAATTAATCTGGGCAACAAAGCAATATTCACAAGTCATGCTGATGGCGGCCAACCGTGTCGGTAAAACCATGACAGGAACGTACGTTGATACGATCCATGCGCTTGGTCATTACCCTGACTGGTGGGATGGTCATGCATTCGATCATGCGCCATTAATCTGGCTGCTGGGCTACTCTGGCGAGAAATGCCGAGATCTATTGCAGACACCTATCTTTGGTCGTCGTATAGAGAATCGATGGGAGGGTGGCTTGATTCCGCCCGAGTACATTCTTGAGCATGAGTCAATGACTGGCACCACAAATGCAATGCGCTCTGTCTATGTGCGTCATGGTGGTGGTGGCGATGTCCAGTATCAAACATCAAAGGTGCAGCTCTGGTCATATTCACAGGGTCAGCATGCACTAATGGGTGATTCGGTTGACTGGTATCACATCGATGAGGAGCCAAGGGACCAGACAATTTTCCCGCAGGTTTTGACACGTACTGCGACTGGTGATCAAGGTCAAGGTGGTCGAGGTATTTTAACATTCACGCCTGAGAATGGCCGGACTGAATTGGTTGTTCAGTTTATGGATACACCAAGCCAAGGCCAATACTTGATTCGTGCAGGCTGGGATGATGTCACTCACTTAACCGAGCAAACTAAAGAAACGCTTCTGGCATCGTTTCCACCGCATCAGCGTGAAATGCGTACCAAAGGTATTCCAATGCTCGGTCATGGTCGTATTTATGATCTGAGTGAGGACTACATAACCTGTGATCCGTTTGATATTCCAGATCACTGGATGGTCATCGATGGTATGGACTTTGGCTGGGATCATCCGCAAGCACAAGTTCAGCTTGCCATTGATATGGACTCGGAAACGATTTACATCACTCATGCATGGAAACAGCGCCAGGTATCGCCAAACGATGCTTGGGGCTCTGTTAAGTCATGGGCAGCAGGTGTGCCAACAGCTTGGCCTTTGGATGGTCTGCAGACTGAGAAAGGCTCAGGTAAGCAACAGAAGTCTTACTATCAGGAAGCTGGCTTCAATATGCTGGCTGAACATGCTACATGGCCTGATGGATCTAACGGTGTTGAAGCTGGTCTCTTTGAGATTCTGGATTTAATGCGCAAGGGCCGATTTAAGGTATTTAAGGGCCTACGTGCATTTCTGGATGAGTTCTTGCAATACCATCGTGATGATAAAGGCAAGATCGTGAAATCTGGTGAGGATGTGCTCGATGCAGCGCGTTATGCCTACATGATGAGACGCTACGCTATTCGCAAGGGCTTAGTCGGAAAACCAAAAGAAATAACAATCAATCCAATCCCAACAGTCAATCGTTGGTAATCAAATGGAGTCAAGTCGTGACTGATAAAGTAGATCGACTTGCCAAAATCCACGAAACCGCAAAGAAACAATTTGATAAAGCTCAAGGTGCTGTTGCTGATGAACGTCAACAGTGCTTAGAGGATCGTCGTTTTTATTCTATTGCTGGGGCTCAGTGGGAAGGCAAGTTAGGCGAGCAGTTTGAAAACAAGCCTAAATTTGAAGTCAATAAGATTCACTTGGCTGTCATTCGTATTATCAATGAATATCGCAATAACCGCATTGGTGTGAACTTCATTAGCAAAGACGGTGTGAGTAATGACGATCTGGCCGATACCTGTGCAAAGCTTTACCGGGCAGATGAACAGGATTCTGGTGCAGATGAAGCCTATGACAATGCATTCGAAGAAGCAGTCGGTGGTGGCTTTGGTGCTTGGCGTTTACGTGCTGAATATGAAGATGAGGATGATGAAGAGAACGAGCATCAGCGAATCAGAATAGAGCCTATTTTTGATGCTGATACATGTGTCTTCTTTGACCCTGATGCAAAACGCCAGGATAAAGCAGATGCGAAATACTGCTTTGTTTTGACCTCAATGTCATGTGACGCATTTAAGGAAGAATACGGTGAAGATCAAGACCCATCCTCATGGGATAAGACTATTACCAATAGTCACTTTGATTGGGTATCGAAAGATTCTGTTTACGTCGCCGAATACTACAAAGTCGAAAAGGTTAAAGAGAAGATTCATATCTTCCGTTTAATTGATGGATCTGAAGAACGATATACAGCAGAACAACTTGAAGAAGATCCAAGTATTCTTGATGAATTAAGTGCAACAGGTGCGCAAGAGGTTCGTGTCCGAGATTTTGAGCGTAAGCGTGTTCGTAAAATGCTTATGTCGGGTCTTGGTGTTCTTGAGGATTACGGCTATATCGCTGGTCGTCATATTCCAATTGTGCCTGTATATGGCAAGCGTTGGTATATCGACAATGTAGAGCGTTGCATGGGCCATGTGCGGCTTTGCAAAGATGCCCAGCGACTCAAGAACATGCAGTTATCTAAGCTTGGTGAAATCAGTGCGCTATCCAGCGTTGAGAAGCCGATTCTAGCACCTGAACAGGTTGCTGGCGTTCAGCACATGTGGGCGAATGACAATATTGAGAACTATCCATTCCTGCTAGCTCATCCACTTAAAGATGCAATGGGTAGTGTTGTTGCTCAAGGTCCAGTGGCTTACACCAAACCGCCAAACGTACCGCCTGCAATGGCAGCCTTGCTTCAAGTTACCGAACAGGATTTATCGGACATTCTAGGCAATCAAGAATCGGGTGATGAGATTGTTTCAAATACTAGCGGTGTTGCAATCGAGATGATTCAAAACCGCTTAGATATGCAGTCTTTCATCTACATTTCGAACTTTGCTAAAGGGATGCGTCGCTCTGGTGAAATTTGGTTATCTATGGCTTCTGAGCTCTATGTTGAAGATGGTCGAACAATGAAGACAGTAGGGAATCAGGACGAGATTGACTCCATCGAGTTATTCAAGCCTGTTTATAACCCTTCTTCAGGTGAGGTTGAGCACACAAATGACTTAACCAAGGCTAAGTTTGATGTCGCAATCGATATTGGACCAACATCGACCAGTAAGCGCAATGCAACGGTACGCTCTCTGACAAACATGCTTTCACTGGTATCCGACCCAATGGACCAGCAAGTTTTGTCATCCATGATTATGATGAACATGGAGGGAGAGGGTGTTAATGAAGTCCGCGAATATTACCGCAAGAAATTACTGCGTATGGGTGTTGTAGAGCCAACCAAAGAAGAAGCTCAGCAACTCGCGCAAGAAGCTCAGAATCAGCAGCCTGATGCAAATACGCTGTATCTGCAATCCGAAGCTGAAAAGAATAAATCACTCGCAATTAAAGCACAGGCAGACACTGAACTTGCGATAGCAAGAGCAGAAGAAACCAAAGCCAAAGCAATCGATTTAATGACACGCCTAGATATGGATGAGCGACAAGCAGTGCTTGAAGCAATCAGTCAACTAGGTATGCAACCACAACAGGCAACCGTTCAGCCTACACAGAACGAGGAAATGCAATATGTCAATTGAAGACCTGCGCACAGAACTGGATGAAGAAGACAACATCGACCCGATTGAAGACAGTCAGGAAGGTGAAAGTCAGGAAAATTCAGAAGAAACCCAAAATGAAGCAAGCCAGTCTGATGATGAGACATCTGAAGACGAAGAGTTTGTCATTACGATAGGTGATGAAGAACCGGAACCATCCGGTGAGGATGACTTTAGCGGTAAACCAGCACCGACATGGGTAAAAGACCTTCGCAAAAAAGAGCGGGAAGCACGAAAACGCATCAAAGAGCTAGAAGCTCAGGTGCAACAGGCTAAACCGGATGAGAAGCCGATTGAGGTTGGGCAAAAGCCAAAGCTTTCCGACTTTGATTATGACGAAGATCAATTTGAAAGCGCAGTTGAACAATGGCATGAGCGCAAACGTCAAGTTGAACAGCAGCAGGCAGCAAAGCAGGCTGAAGAAGAAAAGGCTAAGCAAGCATGGCAGACCAAAATGCAAAGCTATGAAGAGCGACGTCAAAATGTAGCATCCAAAGTTCGTGACTTTGAGGAAGTAGAAGAAGCCGCAAAAGACAAGCTCACCCCAACACAACAGGGCATTTTGATTCATGCTGCTGAAAATCCTGAATTGATTTTGTATCACTTGGGGAAAAACCCAAAGAAAGCACAAGAGCTTTCTGAAATTACAGACCCGATTCAATTCGCCTTTGCTGCAGCAAAACTGGACTCTCAAATGAAAATCCAAACTCGTAAACCATCAACTCAACCAGAGCGAAAACCTAGTGGATCGGCTGGTTTGTCTGGTGTGGTAGATCAAAAGTTAGCGCAACTCGAAGCGAAAGCAGCGAAAACTGGTGATCGTACCGAGCTGATTAAATACAAAAAATCTTTACAGAAATAAGGTGAATACTTATGGCGAACTCATTTGCTAAAAAAATTGATGTTTTCTTTGATGATGTTGTGGCTGGCTTTGATGCAACCAACATTAGCTCTAAAAACGTTTCTCAATACAAAGCACCAGCAGAAGCGCTTGCTTTGAATGGTCAGACTTTCCACCGTCCGATGCCTTTAATGACTGAAATCGTTGATGGTCGTGACGTCACTGGTCAGTACAAGGATCTGATAGAGCTTACCGTTCCAGCCACTCTGACTGAATCGCATATCCGTAACGTACCGGTGAAGCTGACTGGTGTGGATCTGAACAACCCGTATGCTTTTGACAATATTGTTAAAACCTCAAACATCCTGCTTTCTAACAAGTTGGATACTCTGGTTGCTAACCGTATTGCAGAGCGCGGCACTCTAGCGGTGATCAACTCAGGTGCAATTGATACCTATGATGATGCTGCTGAAGCTGATGCTTTAATGCTTGAGCAACAGGCGACTCGTGGCGAGCGTATCATGCTGCTGAATCCACGTATGGCGAAAAACATTGCTGGCAACCTTGCTGGTCGTCAAACAATGAACACAGCGCCAATGAACGCTTATCAGCGCTCTACACTTCAGCCGATTGCAGGCTTTGATACCTTCCGTGTTGATTACGGTAAATCAATTGCAGGTTCAACCGGTGCAGGCTATCTAGTTAGTGGTGCACAGTCTCACACTCCAGTTTCTGCTGATGTGAACGGCACCCCTGCTGACAACCGAACTCAAACCCTAGTAGTTAAAACTGGTACAGGTGCGGCGGTTGGTGATGTGTTTACAATCGCAGGTGTATATTGGGGTGGCCATATCAACAAGCAATCTACCGGACAATTAAAAACTTTCCGTATTCTTGCAATCAACGGTGGTAACTGGACAATTTCGCCTGCAATCGTTCCTGCAGATGGCATCGCAGCAGCTCAAAAAGCTTATGCAAACGTGACTACTGGTGCGGCAGCAGATGCAGCAATTACCATCCTGAACAAAAAGACCTCTGCGGCCAGCGTGTTCTATGAAAAATCAGCGATTGAAATTGTGCATGCTGACTTCAATACTGAGCCGTTTGAAGCTTCAGGCAAGCGTGTTCGTAAAGCGACCACTGATAGCGGCATTCAGATTGTGATGCTGTCCGATTCCAACGTCGACACATTAGCGGCTAACTACCGTTTATTCGTATGGGCGAACGTGGAAGTGCTTAACCCTGAATTGGCTGGCATCATGCTAGAAAATCAGACCTAAAACAAAACCATGACGACAAATGCCCGCTATATGCGGGCGTCGTCATTTTTGGAGTAGTGAAAATGTCGAATTATCCAAAAATGCTCTACAAGGGCGATAAGATCAAATACGAATACCAAACCGCATCGAATGAAGAATCAGAAAAAGAGTTACTTGATTCTGGTTGGGTGGTTTTTGGTGAATTGCCTGAACGTGAACCAGTGACTGGCGGCTCAGTTTCTGAAATTGATTCATCTGCATTTGTACCAGTTGAACAATTTGATGCGCTAGGTGAAGAAAACACCAAGCTTAAAGAAGAACTGGTCGAAGCCCTTAAGGAAAACCAAGAGCTACGCAAACAGATCCGCTTCAAGGGACTGGAAGATAAGCCGGCGGATGAGCTTAAAGCCATTCTTGATAAAGCTGAAGTTAAATACAAAGCCAATGCTGGAAAGCCTGAATTAGCTCAGTTGGTGCTGGATCATGAGTCTAAGGAATCAAAAGAATAAGCTTATAAGGCCATCGGTATGATCAGTAATAACTATGTGCCTGAGTGGCATATCTCACCTTTTGGACACTCAAAATACACTCTAGTCCGCAATCAAGATCAATTTGATCTGCTGTTTGATGATATGAGTGACACACAAGAGTTTATGCATTTGGGTACTGGTGCTCAGGTTGATTATTACGGTGGTGGTAAGCATTGCATTGTTCAGCTTGGTGATTGTAGCGAAAGAACATTGATTGAAGTTCATGGGCTTTTGCTGCATGAAGCTGTGCATATCTGGCAGCGAATTAAAAAGCTTATGCGCGAGAAAAAACCAAGTGTTGAATTTGAAGCATATTCAATTCAGTGCATAGCTCAGGACTTATTCAGCATGTTTAAAGAAAGTGAGGTGCCAGATGTCCTGGACAAAAAGACAGATTGTTGAGCAGGCTCTTGAGGAACTAGGACTTGCATCTTATGTGTTTGACATGCAGCCGGAGCAGGTGGAAAGCGCAAAGCTCAAGCTCGACACCATGATGGGCCTATGGGATGCCAAGGATATCCGCTTTGGTTATCCATTGGGCTCAAGTGCCAAGAGTGGCGATCTGGATGAAGATACTCATATTCCAGATTACGCAATTGAAGCAGTTCGCTTAAATCTGGCGATTCGGCTGGCCGGCTCTTTTGGCAAGGCTGTGCCGATTGAGTTAAAAGCCATGGCAAAGGATGCATTTGAAACAATTCAATTAGCCATGCTTAGCAACCCACCAAGAGTTCGACTTGATCCATCATTGCCGCGTGGTGCTGGTCACAAAGGTGATTGTCTGCCATTCATCGAAAAGATGCCAACTAAAACAGTATTTACTCCCGACACATCAGTGAGTTTTTCCAATGAATAAACGATTAAATATTACGGATCGTATTGGTCCAAATGATTCAGTTGTGATCTGGAGTGCAAACAATCAGGATTATCGTGGTGCGCCAGTTGATTTATTGATTGAGAAAATTCAGGAAAGTATCAAAAAAGTTGATTACCCGCCAATCAATATTCAGCACTTTAACCCAAATGCAGATTTTACGCTGGATATAGAAAATCACGAAGTTGGTACATACTTGATTCTCAATCCATCTTTAAGTATCGCCACTGGATCAATCAAAATGCCTGAGCGTTACGACGTTACAGATGGTCAGGTTTTACTGGTTGCTTGTGCTCAACAGGTGAATAACTTCTCAGTCGATGGAAATAATGCGCTTGTCATTGGTGCGCCAAACGCCTTGGCAGCAAATGGTTTCTTTAAATTGAAGTACGACAAGCTCTCAAATACTTGGTATCGAGTGGGGTAAATATGCAAATCCCTATTTTGGATGGAATCTATACTGACAATAACTCTGATTTTCGCACAGCTTACCCTGTCAACCTGATTCCAGTACCAAAAGGGCAGGGGATTTCAGCAGGATATTTAAGACCAGCCGAGGGCATTAACCATGTTGCTGATCTGCCTGGTGTAGATCGCGGTGGTATTGTTTGGCATGGTGAGCATTACCGGGTGTGCGGCACCAAGTTTGTAAAAATCTCAGCATCCGGGCAGGTTATCGAGCTGGGTGATGTGCAATCCGGCGGCCCGTGTTCATTTGACTACTCATTTGATTATCTGGCCATTAATGCAGGCACATCGCTATATCTGTATAGCGGCACGTTAAAACAGGTCACTGACTCAAATCTAGGGGTTGTGCATGACGTAATCTGGATTGATGGTTACTTCATGACAAGTGATAGCAATAATATTGTAGTCACCGAATTGAACAATCCATTTGAAGTAAACCCATTAAAATACGGTTCTTCCGAAGTTGACCCTGATCCTATTGTTGGCTTAATTAAGCTTCGAAATGAAGTATATGTGCTGAAC